TGATTCTTAATCCTAACGATCAAGATGGCGCTCATAGAGTTATAATGCATTTTAGTTATGATTGCGCTCCAGAGCAATTATATGATCAAAATTTAATTAATCAATCTAAAGCTACAATGAGTCAATCTCAATTTGATAGAGAATTTGGAGCTATGTTTACTGATGATAGTTCTGGTTACTTTAAAGTAAGCAAAATGGCGGCTTGTACTATAGCTGATGGAGAAGGTCAGTGCGTTGAGGTTATAGGCGATTCTAAGTCAGAATATATACTCGCAATAGACCCGTCTTGGTCTGAAAGTGAAAGCTCTGATGATTTTGCTATGATTTTAATTAAATTAGATAAAGATAAACCCAAAGGTACTGTAGTTCATAGTTATGCAATGTCTGGAACAAATTTAAAAAGTCATATTATTTATTTACATTATTTATTAACTTATTTTAATATTGTGAGTATAGTTGCCGACTATAATGGTGGTGTTCAATTTATTAATTCATGCAATGAAAGCGATATATTTAAACAATATAATTTAAAGTTAGATGCTTTTGATGCAGATTTTGATAATATTCAAGAATACGATAAAAATCTTAGAGACGCAAGAAATCAATATAATTTACAAAGTAAAAAAATAGTTTATTTAAGAAAACCAAGTTCTCAGTGGATTAGATACGCAAATGAATCTCTACAATCAGCATTCGATCATAAACGAATTTTATTTGCTGGAGCCGCTATGGATGACAATTACAATATACAACGCAAATCAAACATACCAATTAAAGAATTAAAATTTTTAAGAAACAATGAAGAAGAGCAAGGTGTTTCAGCAAAAATGATTGATTTTGTTGAACATCAAAAAGATATGATGGATCTCATTAAAGTTGAATGCGCTTTGATCCAAGTAACAACTACAGCACAAGGTACGCAAAGCTTTGATCTGCCTCATAATTTAAAAAAACAAAGAGGAGCCGATAAAGCCAGAAAAGACTCTTATTCTGCTTTAGTCTTAGCGAATTGGATGATACCAATCCATTTCGATATGATGAATCAGAAGGCTGAAAATATACAAACTACATTCACCCCAATGTTTATAAACTAACTTTTTGAAAGTTAAAGTTAACTTTTTGACTTTGTTGTGTAATATATAAAGATATGTCTAAAAGATCTTACAGTAAAAAGTCTCAATATTGGGAAAAGTTTAATAAAACTAACAATACAATTATGCAAGAAACTCAAGCAAGTTTTAACCCAAGCTTATCAGGAGATCCGTTTTACGTATCAGACGCTTCTTATTCCCGTGTTTCAAACACCAATAACACAAACACTTCAAGAATTAATAGATCAGCAGTATCTCCAACTATGGATAGATACAGCAGCATAAGAGGTGGTCTTTTGCCATATAATTATGCGATGGATGGAGTTAATGTTAGAGAGGCTATTGAATTATGTCAAAAAGCATATGCTAATGTTTCTATTTTTAGAAATGCAATAGACATTATGTCTGAATTTGCAAATACTGAAATATTTTTAGAAGGGGGTAATAAAAAAAGCAGAGATTTCTTTTATGAATGGTTTAAAAAAATTAATTTATGGAATTTAAGAGATCAGTATTTTAGAGAATATTATAGAAGTGGTAATATTTTTATTTACAGAATAGATGGAAAATTTCAAACAGAAGATTTTGCTAGATTAATGAATTCTGTTTCGCCAATAAATAGCGCAACTAATAAAATACCTTTAAGGTATATAATATTAAATCCGTTTGATATAATAGCAAAAAGAAGCTCAACATTTGCTATAGGAGCTTATGAAAAGATCTTATCTGAATATGAAATGTCTCGTTTGCAGAATCCATCGACAGAAGAAGATAAGGCAATTTTTGATAGTTTGCCAGCAGATATAAAAGAAAGTATAAAAAAGGGAGCTTATTATACGGATGGTTTAAAAATAGAACTAGATCCCAAAAAATTAGCTTATTCATTCTATAAAAAACAAGATTATGAACCTTTTGCAGTGCCATTTGGATATCCAGTACTTGAAGATATTAATGCAAAACTTGAGCTTAAAAAAATGGATCAAGCAATTACAAGGACAGTCGAAAATGTTATACTTTTAATCACAATGGGTACAGATCCTGATAAAGGAGGTATTAATGCACAAAATTTGAATGCAATGCAGAGTTTATTTAAAAACGAAAGCGTGGGGAGAGTTCTTGTTTCGGATTATACAACAAAAGCTGATTTTATTATACCAGATTTAAATAAGGTTTTAGGACCAGAAAAATATAAGGTATTAAATGAAGATATTAAACAAGGTCTTCAAAATATAGTTATTGGCGAGGAAAAATATAGCGCAACAGAAGTCAAAGCGCAAATTTTTGTAGATAGATTAAAAGAAGCTAGACAGGCGTTTTTAAATGATTTTTTACAAAAAGAAATCAAAAGAATATCAAATGATTTAGGTTTTAGATCTTATCCAACTGCAGTATTTAAAGATATTGATATGAGGGATGAAACTCAGTTAATGAGGATCTCAACAAGGTTAATGGAATTAGGTATTTTAACACCACAACAAGGTATGGAAATGTTTCATAATGGTAAGTTTCCTAAACCCGAAGAAATTGCTCCAGCTCAATCAATTTTTATTAAAGAAAGAGAAGATGGTTATTATAACCCAATTGTTGGCGGAATTCCAATGATATCGCCACCAGAAAGCAATATAAAAGATAAAAATACCACTAATAAAGTTTCTGGAAGACCAGAAGGAACGACAGGTATACCATTAGCTAAAGCTCAATTTTCGAGAAAAAACATACAGGAAATTGTTGGACAAATAGAGTTGATTAGGAGTTTTGCAAAACAAGAAATTAAAAAAAGCCTCAATATAAAGAAATTTAACAAAGAGCAAGAAAATATTTTAGATAAGTTGTGTGAAGCTGTAATTTGTTCCACATCGATAGAAAACTGGAAAGAAGAATTATTATCATGTATAAAAAACTTTGATAAAATAGAATCGTTAGGTGTAAATAGCAATATATTAGAAGTTGCTAGTATACATCAATTAGATACTTATCCAGCGGCAATTTTATATCATAGCACTCAAAATGAAAATTAATTTACAAAACATAAAGGCTCCATTACAAAAAAATGTTTCTATAAAAAATGGAGAAATAGAAGTATCTTTGTCTTCCATGGATAAAAAAGATGAAAATATATATAAGTCTTTTATGAATACTTGTGCTTCAAGCGATAAAGAACTTGTTGATACTTCTGAAATGGATGAGGATTCAACTATGAAAGCTTGCGCTGTTCAATTTGATAAAATGAAATCCATGTTAATGGAAAAAAGTGAATCTGGAGAATTAACACCAGCTCAAAAAAAATTACCACCAGCCATACAAAAAGCTATTCTTCAAAAAATGGACAAACCTGATGATTCTTCTGAGCATGAGGATGAAGAAACAGAGGAAGAAGAGGATATGGAAGAAGGAGAAGCTTCTGGACAAAAAACTAAAACGCTATCAAAAAACGACGAATCTAAAGAAAAATTTGATGGTGAAACTTTGAAAGTTAAATAATAATTTACTATTTGATGAAATATAAATACACTACGGTATTTGAAGCACCTGTTCATGCTTGTAAAATAGCTGACGATTCATTTATTTCAAAAGCCTCTTTAGATAATCTTAATTCACTTGTTCCTCAAAATATTAATTTTGAAGAAAATATAGATTTAATTGGCGTGGCTTTTAATGCTGCTGTCGTAAATAAATTTAATAAAAATGGCGATGGTATGGATACAGATACAGCCATAGCATTTACAAAAAACTTTTTACATAAACCAACGAATATTGAACATAATAAAGAAAAGATAGTTGGTCATATTGCGAGCGCTGGTTTCAGTGAATATGGTTCAAGTAAAATTTTAAGCCCAGATGAAGTCAAGGGCAAAAAAGAAATGTTTAATATAGCACTTGGCGCTGTAGTTTATCGATCTGCAAATAAAGCTTTTGCAGATTTATTAGAGAGATCAACAGATCCAAATGATCCATATTATCAAAAAATATCAACAAGTTGGGAAGTTGGATTTACAGATTATGTTTTAGCCATAGGAAGTTCTGATTTAAAGGATGCTGAAATAATAACAAATGAAAAAGCAATCGAAGAATTAAAAGGTTGTTTAAAAATTTACGGAGGAAGCGGAAAAACACAAGATGGTAAAAACATCTACCGTTTAATAACTGGTAAAATTTATCCTTTAGGAATTGGTTTCACAACTAATCCAGCTGCAGATGTAAAAGGAGTATTTAAACCTCAAGAAAGTCAACCATTAATAAAAATTAATGATAAAAGAGATAAAAATACTAATAAAATTTCACAAAGTGAAAATATTAATGTAAAAAATAAAAACAAATTCATTATGGATATCGAAACAATGATCTCAGAATTAAAAGATCTTCTTATAGAGAAAAAGTTTTCTGAAGAGGCTGTCGCTTCTATGACTACTACTTTTGCTGACGCAATCAGACAAAAGGACGAGCAATATCGTCAAGATATTGAAGCCGTTAAGTTAGAAAAAGAGACAATCGCAAAAGAACACTCTGAACTTAAAGAGTCTGTAGAAACGCTTCATAACAAACTTACAGAAGCGCAAGAAAAAATAAATTCTTTTGAAGCTACGCAAAAAGCTGAACAAGCTATTGCTAGATTTAATGAAAGAATGGATCTCATTGATCAAGAGTACTCTCTTGAAGATGAAGATCGTGAATTTCTTGCTCAAGAGCTTAAAACTCTTGATGTAAATGAAGAAGCTTTTGCTTCTTTTAAAGAAAAACTTTCTATTCTTTGGAAAGATAAAAATAAAGAAGCTAAGGCAGCTTTTGAGGCTCAAATTCAAGCTCGTATTGATGCCGAGGTCGAAAAACGCCTTTCAAAAGTTTCAACTGCATCATTGAGTGATCCAGAAGAATCCGATAAAGAGGTATCTACAGAAGAAATTCTTGATAATGTAGAGACATCTGAAGCGGGAATCGCTAATTCAAACGAAACAACATCGAGAGACTCGATCTCTCTTCGTGATAAATTTGCTGCAGCTTTTAATCGTGAAAATATAACAATATCTTAATAACAACAAACTAAACTAAAATTATGGCACTTCGTATTTTACCATTCAGACAATATGACGAAAATGATGTAATTAACATGTTCGCTCTTGGCGATGCATATGTTAATGAATCAACAACGGGAAGTTCATTTGGTGACGCTGGCGTTTTTGTCGCTGTTGATGCAGCAGACTTTAATGCAGATCCAGTCACCTATGGAACGGATTCTTATCTTGGCAAAACAGATTATCCATTTGTTGGAGCTAATCAATACCCAAGTGTTTCATTGAAAGTTAAGCCAGCAGTTAGCGGAACCGCTCTCCTTGGTCTTACGCTCCGTCAAACAGCTAAGTTCGACGAAAATGGAGAAAAGCTTCTCTATTATCCACAGAAGAAGGAGGAGCTTCAGTGCGTTCTTCCAGGACAAGCTGTTCCAGTTGCAACACGTGGGGTATTTACTATCACAGCAGGAGCTTACACAGGCGCTCTTACAGTTGGTGGCGGTATCAAGCTTACTACTGGTGTAGCAGCAAGTGGAAAAGTTGGCGCTTGTCCTGTAAATGATCCAGCTCGCGTTGGACTTGTTATCGGAACTGGCTCAAGATCAAGCGGAACCATTACCGATGCACTTGCAGGAAACTATGCAGTTATCGCACTTGGCTTATAATTTAAAAAAAGAAAGAAAAAATATTTAATATGAAAATTACTTTAAAAAGAACTCCAGAACAAGTTGAGTTAATTAAGGCTATGGCTTCAAAGAACCGTTCGGTTGCTTATGAAGCTCAAGTTGCATTAGCTGAATTTATCGGTCCAGTATTGGCTGAAGTTATTAATAACGCTCCAACACTTAGCAATTTATTCACAACACTTCAATTTAATGCTGATGACAATCCAAGTATCCCACTTGATCTTTATTACGACATTACTGATGAAGATTATATCCAAGTTTATAGCCAAGCAGTTGCTGGCGGTCTCCCACAGAATCAAGTTCTCCCAACTGCTTCTGAAATGAAGATTGCTACATATACTCTTGATTCAGCTCTTAGCTTTGATAGACGTTATGCAGCAAAAAGCCGCATGGATGTAGTTAGCAAAACATTTACTCGCATGGCTCAAGAAATTCTTCTTAAGCAAGAGAAAACATCTGCTAATCTTATTTTAACGGCCCTCGCAAACGCAACAACAAATGGCAAAGATCACATCATTAATGCAGGAACAAGCGGAAGATTCCTTCTTAATGACCTTAATAGACTTTTTACCCTCGCTAAAAGAATTAATACTTCATTCAGCAAAGGTACTCCAGTTAGCCGCTCAAGCCGTGGTTTAACAGATCTTATTGTATCGCCAGAAGTTGTTCAAGAGCTTCGTGCAATGGCTTACAATCCAATCAATACCAAGGGTTCACCTGCTGGTGGAACACCTACAGATGGTATTGCCGCTCCAGAAGATATGAGAACAGCTATTTATAATAGCGCTGGTATACCTGAGTTTTATGGCGTTTCCATTATGGAGGCTAATGAGCTTGGAGTTGGCCAGAAGTTCAACACAATCTTTGGTGCTGTTGCAGGTGCAGGTTCAACAACAGCTCAAACCTTTGATGCTTCGAAAGAAATCATCATTGGCCTTGATCGTAGCCGTGAGTCGCTTGTACGCGCAGTTGCTGTTGATTCAGAAAATGGTTCAGAGTTCTCTCTTACCGCTGATGATCAATACAGCATCCGTCAGAACAAGATCGGTTACTTCGGTAGCCTTGAGGAAGGCCGTATGGTTCTCGATAACCGCGCTCTTGTTGGTGTTATTGCCACTGGTCTTGCTTAATCAAAACCTATCAAATCAAGGGTCGTCTCCAATGGAGGCGACCCTTTTTTGTTTAATTATTACAAATATTCAATATAATACATTATGAACAAAAAAGTTGTTAAAAAGACTCCTAAAAAAATGAAAGTATCCTATGGTTTAGATGATAGTATGGCTGATAAAAGTTTACTTGCTCAATTAGATCATATGAAATCTATTGGAGCTACAAATACCGAAGAATTTAAGCAAAAAACCAGAGAGTTGGAGGTTTTATTGGGTGTTAATACTATTAATCCATTTGGAACTAATGAATTAGATATTTTTGAAGATGATTTGAAGTCGATGCCTTTAGCAGACATGAGAAGACTTGCAGAAAAAATTGGCATTAATTCGATGCAAGATAGGCCGACATTAAAAACTATATTAATTAATGAATTTAAAGCTTCAAATAGAAATAATCGTCGTAATATAATGCCAAATTCAATCAACAGTGTAATATTAGATCCTAAAAATCCGCTTCATGCTGAAGCTCTTAAAATCTTAGGAGATATTTAATTTTTAGTGTAAAATAAAGCATGAACGCAATTGAAAGTTTATCATTAAGTATTTTCCAAACAGAGTTTGATGGAGATACAGGTATAATGCCACGATCTTATATTTCAGGATGGCTGAGTGAAAATATAGGCTCTTTAAATACATTACTAAATACATCTTATAGCGGAATTGATTCAAATATAGATTTAGAGGCTCAAGCTATATATAAAGAGTTGTATCTAGCTCACTATTATAGAAAGCAATCTAGAAACGCTTTACGAGGTATTATAGATAGCTCCAATGGACAGAGTGATGTTTTAAGTCTTAGAGATGGAGATAGTTCAGTTACTTTTACTAATAAAAATGAAGTAGCAAAGGTCTATAAAAGTATGGCTGATGAATCACAAAATCGATTAAATAAGCTTACCCATCAATATAATATATATCAATCAAAGCCTCTTCAAGTTGGAGGTATAGAAGGTCAAATCTTTACAGGTTTAACTTATTAATGCAAATAAAAAACCCCGCTTTTGGCGGGGTTTTTTATATTATATTTATTTAAATTTCGTATTAAGCGAATGGTTGTGTGGTATTAGCGCCACTTACAAATACGCCATGAAGGCCATCGGTAGGTCCACCGATTTGTGTTGAGAATGTAAGATCAACTGTTTTATTTGAACCAATACTTGAACTAAATGACTCACTGTCAAGTTTGCAACCCTTAAGGGTGTAAACCATTTTGTTTGAAGAGCCATCTGGTCCTTTAAGGGTTAATGTAATATCTTTCTCTGATTGATCATTAAGTATATCAGCTAAGTTAGTGGCTGTAATTTCATTAACGATGGCATTTATTGAAAGACTTGCTGTGACTGGGAAATCAACAGCTCTTGCGTATGGGAATTTTGTTCCAAGCCTTTGTAATGCAGAACGCGAAAGAGGAAGTGACAGAGAAGCGCTTTGAATGTGAATAGCTTCAGAGCTACTTGATAAATCAGATAAACCTGTTCCATCAAAATTAGTAATATCCACAGTGACATCTCCAGGTCTAAGAGCTGAAACATTAGATGCTCCACTATTAGCTGGTTTTAATACAACAATACCGTTTTGATATAAAATAGAACCGTTTTGAGGGTCAATAGCTGGAGATTGAATACCGCTAATAGCTCCACTTATTGTTGAGAACGTTGTGTCTGAGTTGATATTAGCTCCTTCCATTGTGACAGAAACTGTTGGAAGACTACCAACAGCTAAATCTAATGTATAATCAGAAAGATATGCATTACCAATACCAATCATAGAATTTACACTAGTTACTCCAGTAGCATCATTGCCTTCTGAAACAGTAGAGATATAAAAGTTTTTTCCAGAGCTTGAGGTCATGTGTCCAGAAGCGAAATTTCCTTCTGATTGTGAAGGGCTTGTTTTTACAAAGAACCCTAAAGCTCTTTCGTTGTATCCATCAGTAAGATAATAACTAAAATCTAAACTTACTGTTGGCGGCTCAAGAACTAATGAGTCAATTCTTGCTAATTGACCGTATTGGTTAATGTCTTGACGACTAATTGAAAAGTTATAATTAGCGCTTTGGACACGCTCAAGTTGAGTGTGTTTTCCTGATGCTGTTGAAGATAAATCTTCACTTACATAAAGCGCTTCCGATTGATAAATTACTCTATTTCTTGCCATAATGGTGGTTGTTTGTTTTATTTACAGTTATTTTCGCTTTTTGTGAAAAAATTATTGATGCCTATATCTATGCTGTTGTATCTCGAAATCTATAAAACCTACATATAAATCATTTGCTAATGATTTTCTAGCTTTATCTGTTAATTTAGATGTTGAAGCGTTATTTATATAAAAATTTTGATTATCAAAGAATTGATTTTTTAATTCGTTATATGAATAAATACTATTTTTAAGATCGCCAATTTCATTAATTGGGTGAGATGACATTGGTATGGATGCAAATACTTCATTTCTTGAATCAGCGAATATAGAAAGAACTCCATCCAACTGAAAAGAGTTTTCAGCCAAAACTACAGCTTTAGCTCTAATAGTTGTTTCCTCCATTCCGCCAAAAGCAAAGCCTCTATTTTCTACACCTTCAGTAGATAAAAAAATAGCTGGAACTACTTGATCATACGGCATTATATAGCTTTGTTTAAAATTTAAATTTCTAGAATTTATTTCATATTTATTTTCAACAATAATATCCTCCTCTGTTTCGTTTGAAAAATAAATATTAAAATCTTTAACAGAAAACGATCCAGTAACAGATGAATTTTTATTCACCCCAGAAATTAATGCTCTTCCATTTTCAAAATCTAATGAAACTCCATTGCTTCTGCCTAAAAACGAATTATTTACATAAACTCCACTTGGGATTATCGCCCCAGTTATTGAAGAGTCATTTACCCATTGTTTATGTGAGCTTCCAAATACTTTATATCTAGAATCCAATCTATCGTCATCATAATAATAAAAAGTTCCAGTAGTATTTGTGTATGCCTGACCTTTGGTTAATAAATAATTATCAAACCATAAAAATAAAGAATTGGTAAGTTTATGTTGGAATTGTTCAATCATTTTAACGACATGAATTGTGTTTTATATTTTTTAAGAATTGCTGATATATATGAAGTGTTTTTATATGTGCCAGACCTAATCTTTACACTTGATTGTAGTGCAGCGCCAGATCTACTTAAAGATGTATTATCTTTTATAAGATAGCCAAGCCCAGAAATACCTTGTTCTATTCCTTTTGCCCAGCTTCTGCCGCTCGCCCAAGGCATTGGAGTTACAGCAAAAATATCAGATGGTTCTGGGAAAGATACTGTAAATAGAGAGCCTATTTCTATATCTTTTACAAATCTTATTTCTATATTTTCTAGAATATCCAAAATAGGTCTTATTGGGTCATCGCTACTATCAAAACCTATAAATGCAAACAAATTAGATTGCCCACCCAAAGTCCCACTTATATTTGAACCGTTTGGACCAAGTTTTATTTCTTGGGTTATTAAATGATTGTTAAACTCTAATAAAAGTTGATTTTTTAAATCTTTAAATTTATCAAAGGCGATAGTCTCAAAGTCTTTTCTTAATACCTTGGGAGCTTGGCTATTTAATATTCTTTGAACGTCTGCAGGGAGTTTATTCATCAATTGGGGTTAAATAAAATGTATAAAATTGATTATATGTAAAGCCAGATGGATTGCCATCACTTTTTATAGCAAATCTTTTGCCGTCAAATTCTACTCTTCTGGCCTCTTTTAAAAAATCAAATCCGTCGGCTGGAATTATTATTTTTACAGATCCTTTTGGAAAAATTATTTTATTTTGGCTTCCATTATTATAAGAGCCTGCACTCTGTAGCAATTCTTCTTCAGAATTAAGATAATAGACTCTAGCATTTATTGTTTTTGATACAAGTTCAAATTCTAGATTTGATTTTGAACCAGTATTTGTCTTATTATATATTGAATTATATTGAGGCGACGAAGCAATTAATGTTTTTTTGTCATTTTTATATACAGTAATTTGACGAGCAAAAGTACTATGTAATATATCAAATAAATTTGCTATATTTGTTTCTTTAGAAGAATTTAAAAATCCTGGCATATTGATTTTTACACTTTTATTTTTATAATAAGATAAGGGACACGGCATGAATGCTAAAAAAAATTTATCAGATAGATCTAATCATGAATTAGCGTCATTTTTTAAAATGATGTTGATGATGGTGGAAGATATGAAGAAAGATCATGATTTTCATTATCAAAAATTATATGACAATATTCCTAAAGAATATCACGCTATAATAGATACTGCAAATCATTTTACAGAAGATAAAAAACTTTGGATTAGAAAAAGAATTTTAGATTATGGCAACGAATCTATTAGAAATTTGCAATCTGAGATAAATAATTATAGTGTTAGCTTTATATTTAAATAATAAAAAAGGTAAAAGGTATGAAATTCAAACAATTATATAAATTCACAATCGATAAAGAAGTAGAAAAAACTGTTCAGTCATCTAAAAAAGATAAAAAAACTGGAGAAGAAGTTATTACTAAGAAAAAAGTTACTGAAAAAGCTCCAGTAGAGATTAAAATTAAAAGACCCTCAAGGAGGGAGCTTGAGGAAGCTGAATTAGAATATTCAGTAGAAATGAGTAGATGCGTTAAAAGAGGTATTTTAACAAAAGCTATGTTAGCTAAAAAATATAGTGACACTGGTGGTATTTTTAGCGAAGAGGAGGCAAAAAATTATACAGTTCTTTATAAAAAACTACTAGACCTTCAGAATGAATACATCCGCTTGGACTCTGTAGATAAAAAAGATGAGAAGCAGGATATTAAATTTGAAAAAATAAAAGAAGACATAGCTGACACAAAAAGACAAATCATTGAGATAGAATCTACATTTCAGTCGTTTTTTGATCATACGGCTGATGTAAAAGCTCAAAATAGACTTCTTTTGTGGTATGCTATTAATTTAACATATATTCAAGATCAGGAAGAAGATGAACCATTGCCTTATTTTAATGGTGACGATTTCGAAGAAAAGTTAGAAAATTTTTATAAAAAAGAAGAATCTAATGATGATTTTTATAGAGCTGTAGTTAAAAAAGTTTCAACAATAATCGCTTTTTGGTTCTTTAATCAAGCCTCACAACCAGAAGAGTTTGATGCGCTAATTGAAAAATTAGAAAAAGGACAGCTTTGAGCGAGGAATTATATATCTCTATAATAGGCGAGGTGTTTGATGGGTATACGGAATTTATTTATAATAATAAACCCGTATACCTAAAACATTTTAATATTAGAGATCAAAGATGTATACATAAACACTATGAGAAATATAAATCTATAGCGATTTCAAAAGGTCTTGAAACAGAAGATCAATTATTAAAAAAAATTAAATCTGATGGTATATGGTCTGACGATGATGATTTAAAGATACACTCATTAGATTTAGAAATAAAAAATTTAAAACAAACTCAGTCTCAATTGTTTCTACCTTCACAAAAAGAATTAATGGGGGTTGATATTGCTAATAAAATTTCTGAACTTTTATTATTAAAAAGCAAAAAGAAGGAGATTATTGGTAAAACGGCTGAAGATTATGCAGCAACAAGATCTAATGAAGAAATGTTGAGATATTTTCTTTTTGAGGACGAAGGATTTGAAAAAAATTTATTTAATGAGGAAGAGTTCTCTGAAATAGAGGATTACGAATTAACTTTTTTAATTAATAAGCAAAATGAAATTGCAGAAAGATTATCAGAATTAAATTTACAAAAATCTGTATTAAGACCGTTTTTTAGCATGTATATGTCGAGTTGTGAAAATCTTAATCATTTTTATGGCAAGCCTGTAATACAATTATCTATTTATCAATTAAAGACTGCGATATTTGCAAAAATGTTTTATAATATTTTTCAATATGTCGAAGATATCCCAGATAATATTAAAGATGATCCTGAAAAACTTTTATCATATTCGGATTTGCAAAGAAATAAAGGGAAAAAGGGTCAAATGATTAAAGACGATTCTGCAGCTTCCGCTGTATTTGGAGCAACAAGCGAAGATATGAAATCAATATCTAAAAATACAAATACCGTATCATTGAAAGATGAGCTTGATAAAAATGGCGGCAAATTAAATATGGAACAAATGATGAAATTAGCAGGTTATTAATATAAACTTTTGTGTAACTAATACAGAGGTTTAGGGTATGCCAATTCAAATTCCAGTAACACAAACAGGTTTCGAAGCAAGTATTCAAGCAGCAGCGCAAAAAGCTGGGCGTAATTTAAAAATAGACTTAGGGTCTAACGCAAGAAGTATTAATGCTTTATCTCAGCCGTTAGGGAGGATTACTGGCCAAGCAGATGAGTTCACTAAATCAATGGAAGCTGCTAATGCTCGCGTATTAGCATTCGGAGCCTCAGTTGGCGTTCTTAATTCGGTCATACAGGGATTTAAATCTTTAGTTACTACAACAATTGAAGTTGAAAAATCATTAGCGGATATAAATAGCGTTTTACAAGGTTCAGGCGCACAGCTAAATAAATTTAAAAAAGATATTTTTGATGTAGCAAGAGAAACTGGTAATTCTTTTAAAACTGTATCAGAAGCGGCTTTGGAATTAAGTCGCCAAGGTTTACCAGCAAATGAAGTCGTTACAAGACTTAAAGATTCAATGATATTGGCTAGACTTTCTGGTCTCGATGCAGCACAATCTGTAGAGGGATTAACGGCGGCAGTTAACTCATTTTCAAAAGAAGGCTTAACATCGTCTCAAGTTTTAAATAAAATTTCTAACGCAGCTGCTAAATACGCTGTTTCTGAAAGAGATTTGATTGAAGGTTTTAAAAGATCTGCTTCAGTTGCACAACAGGCTGGCGTAAGCATTGATGAATTAGGCGGTATTATTACTGCGGTTCAACAAAAATCAGCTCGCGGTGGAGCCGTTATTGGCAACTCGTTTAAAACCATTTTTACAAGAATACAGAGACCAGAAAGCTTAAAATTATTAGAAGAAATTGGTGTTAAGGTTTTAGATTTAAAGGGTAATGTAGTTCCAGCTACAAAACTACTTGAGGGTTTAGCTTCAAAAATTTCTGGTCTTAATGATGTTGAGGTTGCAAGTATTACTGAAAAAATTGGCGGCGGATTTCAAATCGCTCCATTACTGTCTGCGTTAGATGATTATAGTAGCAAGGCTTCAGTTGCGCGTGGAGCGACTGAAGCTTTTTTAAATGCTGGTACTGAAGCTTATCAAAGAAATGCAGCGTTGAATCAAACAATGGCGGCTGCAATTAATGAAGCGTCAGTTAATTTAAAAGAATTTGCAAACACCTTGGGCGAAATTGGCGTGACGAAAGGTTTAAGTAATGTTTTGTCGTTTTTTAATACTTTTATTTCAGATGTTCAGGGTCTTTTAGAAGGCGAGGGATTGGGTTCTAAATTCGCTAGATCAATCGTTGAGGGCATAGGAAATGTTTTATCTGGTCCTGGTTTGGCTATATTTGGTGGCATAATATTAAAACTAACGACAGATTTAGTTAAGTTTGGAACGCAAAGTTTAAAAACATTTTTTAATATCGGCAGTGCGGCAAAAGAAATAAATACATTACAAGGCTCCATAGCTAGTACTCTATTAAGAAACAAAGATATACAAGCTCAAATATTAGCTTTAGAAGGAAATAGGGCTGCGCAAGCTAGATTTTTTACTACAGCTTTAAATGAGCAGTATTCCACTATGCAGAAAATGCAAAATATTGCCGCTTCAATAGCTCCTGCAGTTTATGGAGGAACAGTTTCAACTAAAAAAAGTAGCGGTAAAAACGCTGCGGGTGGTTATATGCCAGCCATCTCTCAGGAATCGCGTGATATTAGTCGTGGAGTTGGTGGAGCAAGAGGTGGCGATAGGCCAGTAGTAATTCCAAATTTTGCATTTGGTGGTGGCAAAAAAGGAACGATGGTCGCTCATACTGGTGAATATATTGTTCCTAATTTTGCAGGAGGTGGTTCAGCTATCTTTAATAGAGATATGGTTAGATCAATGGGTCTTCCAGCTGGCGCTAAAAAGATCGGTGCTGCTGGAGGATTTATACCAAATTTTGCAGTTGCTGAAGATCAAATTAATGCAAAAATTGCACAATGGAGAATGTCTGATAATACTGGATTAAGTGCATTAAAAAGAGTTTTGAATGCAAAAAATCCAGATCCTATTAATAAAGCGGCAGCAGAAAGATTATTAGCAGAAAAAGAAAAAGCAAAGACTCCATTAAATCAATTAATTCCAATTAATCAAAATGGCAGAGAATTTGGAATGATAGTTGGAGAAAGAGGAGTTTCAGATACTCTAACCCGTTTTGCTGATAATGCTGGGAAGACACCTACGCCAACTCAAACTGAAAATAGTAAATATAGAATTGAAGTACCAGTATATAGAATACAGGATGAAAAATTAAAATTTACAGAAATCCCAAAACTTACTGAAAACATTTCTAAACTCGCAACTAGAGCCGCATTAAAAATGGCGAAAGGTTTATCTGGCAACAAAATGCCAAAGCCAGAAAACGCAGCATACATAGAAAAAACTCTTAATCCTGGCGCTTTAGGGGGTACTGCTGGTACAATTTTTGAAGCTGGTATAGCGGGTATACTCAATAGTAATGATTTTAAAGATTATGAAAAAACTCCTAGAAATTCATTGATTGATTTTAGGGGTAATTTTTCAGATATTAGAAAATTATATAACATACCTAACGGTCTGGCAGAAATAGGAGTAGAGGCTAAGGGTTCATCTGGCAGCGATCTAGTTAGTTCTGCTGCTGAAAAATTTCTTAAAGTTACTATGGGGGAAGACCCATTTGGTGGTCAAAAAAGAAAAAAAGCAGCCACTGGTTTTATTCCTAACTTTGCAAAATACATTTATGATTCCGATAGGATTACTCCAGATAAAGGGGCTACCTTAAAAGCGGTTCTTGCTTCTCAAATTAAAAAGAATCTTATTATTGGTCCAGCAGGATCAGGCAAATCGACATTAGCTGGAAAAATGGGTAAATTTCTTTCTGGTGTTAGCGATGTAGCTAATGCATCGGAAATTGATATTCTTTCTGGAGCTGCTCGTGCAAAAGGAGGCGGTATATCTAAAAATTTAGAAGCTATAATTTCAGCAGTAAATGGTTCTGGCGGTAAAGTATCTTATCTTTATGCAAAAAATCTTGATATCTTATCTAGAAGAGCTGGAAGAACGGTCGCAGAAGAAGGGGATTTAAGAAGTAAAAAACAATTAAAAGGAACAACTTATGCACCATTAAATCAGTTTGATTTTATGGGTTATGTTAAATCAAAATCTCGTAATTTTAATTTGGTTAATGGCGCTAAAGGCTTTATCCCTAACTTTGCAGATCCACTTAAAGAGGCTATTGGCCGCGAAATGTCTGCTGGGGTTCCAGCTTCACAAATTTATGTAGACCAAAATTCATCATTAAAGAACTCCATGAATCCAATGGGATTAATGGTTGCTAATCGTCGTGATGAACCAGCTGGTGGTATACAAGGAATTAATCGCGCAAGAAAAGAAGGCGCTAATCCAATGTTGTATGGCGCGGCTGATGGATTTATTCCTAATTATGCTCCACAACTTGGAGAGGCAACAAGGTCTGATATGGGTAGAACCAGAATTAGTGATCAAGCAATAACTGATTTTAATAATTCCTTAAAAGGGGTTTCTGATCAACTAAGAAAAGGATCTATATCTTTTGCTGATGCTAATTTGAAAGTTGATCAATTGGCTAAATCTACTGGATCGACACAAGCACAAGTCATGAAACTTGGAGCCGTTGGTCAGGGTTTAATTACAGCATACAACAATGAACTTCAAGCTAGAAATCAAAAAGCTAAAGAATTAAAAGAACAGAGAGCGGGTAGAAGCACAGAAACTGCAGGTTCTAAAGGGCCAAGAGACATGCTTGGCACTCTTTTTGCAGTGCAAGCTGGATTATCATTATTGACTGGTGCAACCAATGATTCTAGTAGTTCTTTAGTCAAGTTTACCAATATAGTTTCACAGGGTGCTGGAACCTTTACAACAGCAATGTTTGCGATTCAAGGTTTGGCTGGAATGGGTGGTAAGCTCGGAGCAGTTTTTTCTAAATTAGGCCCATATGGAATAGCTGCTGCAGCTACTTTTTCAGCCTTTCAGGTGGCTGATGGATTAATTAATGAGTTTAGCGGAGCCAATAAATTAGCAGCAGAAAATTCAGCTAAATTAGCTAAAGCAGCTGGTGAAGCGGCTGTCAAATTGGAGGATTTAGATCCAGTAAAACAGCAAAAAGTTAAACAAACTTCAGCAAATTTTCTATATAATTTACAAAATAGACAAGTAAGTCTTGAAACTGGTCAATATGTAAAACCAGAAAATAGATATACAGGCGGTGGAGCTGATGTTGTATTAAATATTACAGATGAAGAAGAGCAAAATTTAGCAAAAGCTATAGAAATAGCCACATTAAAAGGTGCTACAGAATCGCAAATTGGAAAAATATTTACAGATAATTTAAAACAAAATTTATCAACTACTGGAATTTGGAAAGAAGAAGCTTCAAAAATACAACAAGCATTATTAAGTATCAGAGGTATTGATGAAGAAGTCTTAAAGCAACAATTATTCGGCTCTTATGATTTAGAAAAATTAAAACAAGTTCAATCAAATAGTGAAGAAATAAATAAACTCGCTTATGATAATAAAACTACTGTATTTACTATTAATAGACTATTAGAAGATCAAATAGATTTAATTGAAAAAAAATCAAAAGCCGAAAAAACAGCTAACGAGGAACAAGAACAAGCTTTATCAAGAGCATTACAAGATGCTCTTAAAAAATCAGCCTTAGAGAGGCCAACAAAAACGATGCAACAAGCTGGTTCTCTTTTGGAGTCATCTTTAGAAATATCTAACAAACAAAAATTACTGCAAATTACTGGAGATCTGTCTATTTCTGAAGATTTAAGAAAACAAAGATTAGAAGAAGTCAATCATCAATATGAAATTTCTAAAATTGGATTACAAAACCAAGTAAAATTAGCAGAAGAATTAGGTTCTTCTTTAGAAAAAATATCCTCTGGAGATATTTTAGGTTTTGGTACAAACTCTGAACAAGCAGCTAAACAAGCAAAAGCTTTTATTGAAAAATTTACTTCAGATCCAAATAATCAAAACGCTCTTGAAGGTTTATTGGCGGGTAATAAAAATCAAGGTTTTATTAATCAATTAAGATCTCAAGTCCAAACAGGAGCTAATTTATTTAATACACCAGGAAAACAAGATGAGCTTATAAGAATAATAAAAGAATATTATGAATTAACACAGGATATCACTCTTGAAGAGAAAACACAAATAAACAATAAGCAAAAACTTTTTGAAGCATCTCAAAAAGAGCTTTCTATAGAAAAACAGCGTCAAAATCTTATTGAAAAAGGTAACTTATATATAAAAACCGCGCAGAGCAGATTAACTGGCAGAATAGAAGATATTTCAAATGAATCACAATTAAATGAAGCTAGAAAAAATCTTGAAATAAAAAGATTTGAAAAAACTGGCAAAACTGTAGATCCACGCGAAAACGAAAGAATAATTGAATCTATCAATGAAAAATATTTTAAATTACAACAAGATTTAAATGATCAAAAGGCTGAAGCAGAAATAAAACTCGAAATAACAAGAGGTCTAAAAATAGATGACAACATAACTTCTTTAGGCGCAAACACAACAGCAATTGGAAGTGTTCAAGATGCATTGATTAATAATGTACTACCAGTATTAAATACTTTGCCAAAAAACATGGCGGAACAATTAAAGAATGCTGTGTTAGGTTTAAATAACGGCGGTCAAGCTGTTCCTCAAACAGCACAGGCTAATTATTCAGCTGGTAATATAAATAATTCGGGTCTTTCCCAAGGTTTGATGGATTTTGTAAAAAAACGAGAAGGATTTGAAGCTAGAGCTTATTCAGATTATGGACAGATGTCTATTGGTTATGGTACTAAAGCAAAAATTGGAGAATTAGGTACAATATCAGAAGAAGAAGCTTCTAATAGATTAGCTGAAGAACTTAAATCACATGTAGATAGAATAGAGAATGCCGCTAAAAAATACGGTATCACACTTAATCAAAATCAAAAAGATGCATTAACGTCTTTTGATTATAATACTGGAAAAGGTGTTAACCTGTTAAGTAGATTTAAAGGTGAGTTTGAAAGCAATTTTGAAGCATTAGGTAGTAAAATGCTTGAATATAACAAAGCTGGTGGAGAGTTTTCGTTTGGTCTTGCTGAAAGAAGAAAAAAAGAAGTTGCAATATTTAATGCTCCAGTTACAACAGCTAATAATACTCCAGTCACAACAGCTAATAGTAGATATGGAGCAATTAATCCAGAAGGAACTGGGGGTCAGTATAGAATTCATCCATTATCGTCTTCCGAGCAAGGTAGAAAACTTTTCAATTTAATGGAGGAAGTATCCAGAAGTATGGAGCTTCAGTATAAAATCACATCTGCTTTACAGGAAGCAGGAAAAGGTACGGGATCTACTAGACATAATAAAGAAGTTGGATCTGCTGATATAAAATTGATAAAAAATGGCCAAACAGTTAACTTTACCACTGCGGAAGGTGAGAAAATAGCTGCAGAATTTGTTAAAAGACTCGTATCTCAAGGTGTTACTGGAGTTGGAGCTGGCAAAACTGCTGCAAATTATATGGGACCAGAAACAATGCATGTTGGGTATGGTAATCCAGCAATTTGGGGCGGAACTAAAAAAAACCCAGGACCAGTACCAGATTGGTTAAGAAGCTCATTTACTCAAGGTAGAAGAGAAGCTGGTTATACCACTTCTGGAATTAGTGCTTCGGCATTAGCTAATCAAACATTATCTCAAACAAATCCAATATATCAGGCTGGAGAAAGAATTTCGGGAATTTCAGATTCAACCGCAAGAACTGAATCCGCGCTAGAAGAGGCAAAAAAATTGGTTGATAGAACTGGGAAAAGCGACGAGGAGATAAAGAAAAAAATCAATGAAATAGCCAACCAAATTATTGCAGCTAGTGATGCTATCATATCAAAGGGTAAAACCAAAACAACGGCTGACGCATTAAATCAACTTAGTAAACAAAATACAAAGTTAGAAGCACAACCAGGTACATTTGCTAGTGGATTTACTACTGGAATGGAGAATATAAATAAAGAAATAGCAGGTTTCTCCGAACAAATAGGCGAAAAAGTGCCAGCACTATTTGCCGATAATATGGCAAAGGCAATGGAAGACGCTATATTAAATAGTGAAGACTTAGAAACATCTTTAAGAAGTGCGGCAACAGCGTTTTTAACAGAAATAAATAGATCTAACTTTAAGAATTTAGCCAATATATTTACTAGTGGATTACAGCAAGCTGGTAGTTCAATATTTAGCTTATTTACTCAAAGAGCTTCTGGTGGACCAATTACTGGTGGTTCTGGAACAAAAGACGATGTGCCAGCATTATTAATGGGTGGCGAGTTTGTTATGAATAAAAAATCCGTATCTAAATACGGCATGAATTTCATGAACCAGTTAAATAATGGAAATCTTCCAAAATTTGCAAAAGGTGGTTCTGTAGAAGAGATATCTGATATAAGTAAAATAGGAAAACAAACCATTTTTTCTGGTAAAGTTGGATCAGAAATTGTAGGGCAATATGATGAGGGTAAAGCGCCAAGGCAAGTTGCTACTGGTGGAGGGTTTTATTCTCCAGGTATGTATGGATCTGGGTCTATAATAGGAAAAGCGGATTTGTTAGCTTTTGCTACGCAGTCACAAACCTCTGGAGCAAAAGATGTAATTATGAATGAAGATAAATTAGCATATGCTAGTTTAGAGCCAGAAAGCGCTAGATTGACCGTAAGCGGAAGAATGAATAGCCCTGAGTTTCAAGCCGTTCAGAAAGATAAAGAAGAGGCATTTAATTTGTATCTTCAACAACTAAATCAAGAACAAGCGCTCAAAGAAAAAGAAAAAGCCGAAAAAAAGGCATTCAGAAAAGCATGGCAAACAGCTTTATGGACTACCGTAGCAAGTTCCGTTATTTCAGCGATTGCTAAACCAGCTATGGCTGGTTTTCAAGCTGGCATGGGACAAGCGGCATCACAGAATTTAACTGGCTTCCAAGCATTAGGTTCTGGATTTAAGGGGATTTGGTCTGGTGGCAATTTTGCTGGCACACAGATTGGAGGCTTGTCGAATTTCTTTTCTGGCAATAATCAGTTAGCTAATATAGGAACAGTATCTCAACTATCATCTTTATATCAAAGTAATCCAAATTCAAATTTAGGTAAATTACTAGCTTCGAATTCTAGTAATTATATTAGTGGGATTTCAATACCAAAAGCTATTCCAGTAAATAGAGCTACAGGAGGTTTAATACCTAATACGTCTGGTACTGATACAACTCAAGCGATGTTAAGTGGTGGAGAGTTTATTATGAATAGGGCTGCAACTCAAAATATAGGTGTTGGAGCTTTACAATCATTAAATGCTGGCGGTGGACAGAATTCTACTGAAAGCGCTGATAAAATTGTTTCTAAATTAGATGAATTAATTGCAGCTATTAAAGAAAATATGAGTGGCAATATTTCTGTAAACGTGAATTCTAATGCGGCTTCTGAAAAAGAAACGGCTGATAGTTCAAGTAGTGGTAATAATTCAGAATCAAATAATATGTTGAAGAAAAAAATCAAAGCCGCTGTTATGGAAGTAATTCAACAAGAAAAAAGATTAGGGGGTTCGTTAAGATTTACTCAATAATATGTTTGGTGGTAAATTAAATCATGAATCTGAATTTTATATTTCTGGACAAAAATTGTCTGGTATAGAATCTGTTGATATTTCATATTCCCAACAAAATAGTATTATCAAACCAATAGGATATTCAAAAGGTTTGTCATTGGTTAATGGTGAGCCACAAAAAAGTTTATCATTAACTAGAAATTTGCTTTACCAAGATCCAATTTTAAATTATACAGGAGACCTGGTAATGGATGGAAGCATAAACTATGGACAGCATTGTTATGGTTTCAAAATGGGTTATTTAACCGAATATATTGTTAATTGTGCGATTGGTTCAGTTCCAAGAGTTTCGGTTAATGCTGTTATCTTGGATGAATTAACATCTAGTTCTAATTCAGCTGGACATATACAACATCCAAACATATATATACCAAATCAAGGTTCAATATCAATGACTTGTGATAATTCGTCAACTAATAGAGTAATTGGTTTTGATTATTCTATAAAATGTAATAGAAAATCATTTTTTACAATAGGTTCCGAGTTACCAAAACAGGTTATATTGATGCCTCCATTAGAGTATACAGCTGCCGTTCAAATAGAAATAGATGAAGCTTTTTTGCAAGATTCTCATAATTATTTATATGATAGGGAAAATAAAATAATATCTTTTTCAATAAGAGGCAGAAATCAAGAGTTATTACAAAATTTAACCCTGCCAAAAGCTTCTTTAATATCAGAACAAATTAACGCATCATCAGATGGTTTATTGAGATTAACTTTAAATTATATTGGGCATTCATGAGTGAAGATCTTTTTTACAATAGGGATAGAAATATTGCTGGAGTCGTGGCTCCAACAAATTTATCTAGTTTAAATTTGACTCCAGTGTATGGATCAAAAGCTTCGTTTTCTAGTAATTTGCATACTTATGAAACTAATGACTTAGTATATAATATTATACCATTATCAATTAATAGCTTGAGAGCTTCTTTTGATATGAAATATATTGTAAATGAAACTAATGCCACTAGATTGGCTAATTTTTTCGAAAGCAAGTTGGGAAGTGTGCAATTTTCTTTCACCCCAGATAATAATAATATTTATAGACAGATTTCTGGATTTTCAACTGAATACTCAATAAGTCATTTAAATAATAATCATTACGAGTTCAATGTAAATATAATAGCTGATCAAGCTCCTACGCTTTTAAATTGGAAGTATATGACTTTTTTAAATTATAATTACTCCACTATAGAAAATGGTTCAATTTGGAATCAAAATTTAATACAATGGAATGCAGATATAAGAACTTGGGATTATGGCCATTACAGTAAATACGATATAATTTACTACCCAACGAATGAAAATAAATTAAATAATTTCTATTATTGTAGCGAAGATCACGTTAGTTCTCAAGACACGTCTCCAGCGGGGGATAATTCAAAATGGACTCAAGAGTTCTTTTTTGAGCCAGATATTGGTTTTCAAAATAATGTGACTATTAACTCAAGTAAATTAGAATTTAAAAATTCACATCCATTAAGAATAAAAACAAAAAATAACATAACACCATTGGTGATTAATTATAAATTCAGCAATATAACAGATAAACAACTTAGATCAATGCTTCATTTTTTAGAGAATAAAGCTGGGTATAGAAGATTTAGACATCAAATTCCTTCTGTATATAATAGACCAAAGGTATTTATATGTAGTGAATGGTCGCATACTTGGAATTATTTTAATAGTCATGATTTGGAAGTTAAATTAACTGAAGATCCATTGGGGGTCATACCAAGAGATTCATAATGAAAAAAGAAATATTAAAAAGTAATGCTGCGTTTGTGGCTATTGGAGAATCTCCATCGTGGAAAGCGGGTGCAGAGACTGGCAGTCTTTTTGCGTTGGTCCAAGGATGTAACATATCTTTTAATGTAGAAAGACAATCTCTTAAGCAGCTGGGTTCAAAAAAATACATTGTTAATGATGTATCAAGAGCGCCAAATGTTGATTTGAGTTTAAATTATTATTTAAGTCCGTATTTAAATAATGAACTATTAATGGGCTTTAATGGTCATGACGAAATTGATAGACCCGCCTTTCAGCATATACATAATAAAAATTATAATTTTTATATGTTTATTAATGATGAAGAAGATGAAGACTCTTTAGCTCAAATGAAATTAGATAACCCAAAGGATATAAACTATATGAACTTTAGTTTAATGTCTTTCGGGGACTGTTATTTAAGTAAATATTCTTTAAACTTTTCACTAGGACAAGTACCAATAGTTTCAACGGTTTTTAAATCTTCAAATATAAAATTTGAATCAAAAATAGTTGAAGATATATCTTACGAGATAGTCTCTGGCTTATATTCTTGGACAGAAGCGAAGACTCATGCAGAGGCTAATGGTGGCATTTTGGCTATTGTCGATTCAAATTATAAAAATAATTTAATACCAAGACATGAAGATCCTATGTGGATAGGTGGTTCGGATTATAATCAAGAAGGGTCTTGGGAATGGATCAATGGAGATTTGATATCAAATGGATATTCTAATTGGGCCAGTGGTCAACCAAATAATTCTGGAAACGAAGACTATCTTCAGAGGTTTGGTTATTCAGCATCAGAGTTATATAAAAAATGGAATGATGTCAAAAATAATTCACAAACACATCCAGAAAGTTTTTATCATGTTTCTGGTTATATTTTACAGAGGGGCGGTGAAGAGGTTTCTAGAATTACCCCCCCATCGAAACACCCATTAAAAAATAATAATTATAGTTATTTAGACTTGAGCAAATTATATTACCAATTATCTTGTGGTTATGTTCGCGGTGATATAGAGGGTAGAAATGAATATAATCCACCTGTTGTAGTCCCTCATAATAGTCAATTTATTTTGCAAAATTTACAAGTGGCATCTATTCCTTTATCAAAAGAAGATAAACCTATCTTGCAAAATCTATCAATAGATATAGATTTTAATCGCGTTGATTTATATGGATTAGGAAACAATCATCCATATGATAGAAAATTACAATATCCCATAATAGCGCAAATATCTTTATCGTCTTTAGTTTCTGGATTTAATTCAGGTTTTTTTAATGAAATAGAGAATAATGAAACTGGATACGATTTGGATATATCTTTTTCTTCAAGCAATTCTAATGCAACTGGATGGTATAAATTTAAAAATGCAAAATTAAATAATTTTAATTTTCAAACCGAAATAAATAATATTATGGGTTTTAATGCATCGTTTTCTGTTGAAATAGATGATGAAGATGGATTTTTTATTCACAGAAGAATGAGAAAGGTTTATACTTTTGCTGATAAAATTGATTTATGGAATAAAACTATTATCACTTGGGATAACGTCAATCCACCAAATCCATGTGGAGATTTAATTAATGTCGGCGGAGGCGGCGGAGGCGGCGGCGGAGGCGGCGGAGGCGGCGGAGGCGGAGGCGGCGGAGGCGGCGGCGGAGGCGGCGGCGGAGGCGGCGGCGAAGGCGGCGGCGGAGGCGGAGGCGGCGAAGGCGGCGGCGGAGGCGGCGGAGGCGGAGGCGGCGGAGGAAATCCCGATCCTGAAGACGATAATTATCCACCACCTGGCCCACCAGGATTTAGCCCAGATAATCCGTTTATTGTAGACATTGGTCCGTGTGATTGGAAAATAGTAGAGCTTGCTTATAATGTAACATATCTTTCTAGTCTGTACAATAGCGATTTGCCTACTGAATACACTCCGCAATACTATGGATACAATGGATATATGGCTTTTCAAAAAAACTGTGGGAGTGGGTGGGAGACGGTGCATTCATGGACAACTATATTTGGTGCTCCAACTGTTTACTTTCGATATATATAAAATATGAAAAAATACCAAAATCAACCTTTTTTATTTAAAAATGAATTTAATGAAGAAATTTTGCTTTATTGCGAAAGTGATACAAAAAAAACACTATATTTCAATGGTTCTTATGAGATTCAACCGTGGAAAATTAAAGTTAAGACAAATATTAGCGAATTCAGACCAAGCCTACCAGAAAAAGATGTTAATTTGGGACAAATAGTCATTGAATGTAATCCTCATATTCAAATTGAAAATGATTATTTATTTTTTTATTATATAGCTGGTTTTTGTAGGGGTGATAATTGTCCAATAGTTTATTATTTATGTTCTTTAAAAACGAATTGGAGTCTATCTGAATTTTATGATTTTCAAATTCACAAGCAATGTTTTAGTGGGGCTAAAATTCTAGGGGATTTTTACTATACAAAAAAAACGATATATGGAGATCATTTGATGAAAAATGAAGAAGATTTAGGTCTGCAATTATTTATAAAAAATATTTATAGAATATGCCCAATTTTTAATGAGCCAACAAAAATGATAATTACAGCTAATTCGTTAACAAACCAACATATTTCATATATAGTAGATCTTATTTCTCAAGAAAAAAAAGAAATTAAAAACAAATTTAATGAAAATGTTTATAAGTGTACTATTTTAGACAACAAACTAATATATACATCAAGAGGTAAAAATACAGAAGAAAGATATTTAATTGAAGACATTTTTAATTATTAAAGCGATTTATTTTTTTTGATTAATTAACAAATAAAGAGTTAAAAAATGTGTAACTAAAAGAGGTATGAGTAATTTGGGTCCACAACAAATAGCATCTAGTTATCAAAGAGTCTTAAATGTTAGCGATAACGGAATAATCACTTTAGGTAATGACGGTTCAGTAAATTGGCAATTAAATGATATCCAAAGAGCTTCAACCGTTAATACGGCTACTGGTCAAATAAATAATAATTTAAGCTCTACAGGATCTAATCTTACTTTTAATTTAAATTCTACTGGTACTAATTTAGTAAATAGATTAAATAGTACTGGCACAAATTTAACAACAGTAATTAATAATAATTATGAATTTTTAAATGCAAGTATTTCAACTAATTATTTTAATTCAACACAATACTCAAATAACATTAGTGGAGTATTAAATACTAGATTGAATGCCACTGGCGCAAATTTAGTTACTTTAATTAATAATGTAAATTCTGATTTAAAAGGAGATGTTGATTCTTTATTGAACAACATAAACAATACTAATATTAATTTAAATAGTACTGGTACTACAATAATTAATAGATTAAATACTACAGGTGCTAATTTACAGATCAATATTAATAATTTATCTGGAAGCCTAAACGCAACTGGCAGCAGTCTTTCGTCTTTAAATTCTACAACTAGTGGAGTTTTAAGCGATAGGTTAAATACTACAGGGTCGTTTTTAAGAGGTGAAATTAATCAGTTGTACACGAACCTCAATAACACAGGCGTTAATTTAACCTCTTTAAACTTGGCGACAAGTGGAGTTTTAAGCGGTAGATTAAATACTACAGGTGCTGTCTTGCAGGGTCAATTAGATAATTTGGGTTCTACTCATGCTGGTTTTGGTTTGTATGGATACAATCAAGTTTTAGGTGATGATAGGCAATTAAATGTTGGTGAAGGTTATGGCATAACAGTAAGTCCAGATATAGTTTCAATTAATTTAGCGCAGACCGTAGACATTAATAACCCACAAACAATAAAATCTACAAAAACTTTTGAAAAATCTGCAAATTTTATTAGTGGGGCATCTTTTTATGAAACTGTAACTTTTGACAAAAGACCAACTTTAAGTGGAACTGGATTTTTATTAATTGGAGAAGCTTTAGAGCATCCAGATGGAGTTTTTGTTACAGGAACTCAAACAATAGGTGGTCAAAAGAATTTTACAATAATTCCTAAAGTAAATGACGCTTCTGTTGTTCTTACTACTGGAAATCAACAAATAACTGGATTAAAAACATTTTTGACAAATCCATATTTTAGTGGATATCAAATATTATCAGAATATGATAATGTATTATTTAGAACTGGAGATCAAACAATTTCTGGTTATGTACAGTTTGATCAAAGACCAAGCGTAAATGGTACTGGCGTTTATTTACATGGTGAAATTCCAGAACCAGCAAATACTGTTTTTACAACTGGAGATCAAGTCATTAATGGTACTAAATTATTTAATCAAAATATTTTAGTTGGAATTGCTCATCCAGTTTTAGTAACTGGAGTTCAATTAATTTCTGGAGAAAAAACTTTTAAAGATAATTTAACTGCTTTAACGAGTATAACTTCTACTGGAAAAATTTTCTTTGGAACTGGTAATAGACCGAGCGGATTTTTTTCCTCAATTGGCGGTGGTAGTGGTAATATAGCAAATGGAAATTACTCCTTTATTGGTGGTGGCGTAAATAATAGAGCGACTGGAGATTACTCCTTTATTGGTGGTGGCGTAAATAATAGAGCAACTGGAGATCTTTCTTTTGTTGGCGGTGGGAGCGGCAACTACGTAGTTAATAAATATGCTTCTATTGTTGGTGGAGAAAATAATATTTCAATAGGAACTGGTGCGTTTATCGGTGTTGGTGTTAATAATATTACCTCTGGAGATAGAACATCTATATTAGGAGGAAGTGGTAATAGAGCAAATGGAGAATATTCTATAGTTATTGGTGGATCATCTAATGTTGCTAATAGTAAATATTCAATAGTCGTTGGTGGAAATAATAACACAAACACAGGAATACATTCCATAAATGTTGGCGGTATTAATAATTTTATAACTGGAGAGTACTCAGTAATAGTTGGAGGAGCTAATAATAGAAATACTGGCGATTATAATGTTATTGTTGGTGGTGATGGTAACATTGTTACTGGTGAATATTCTACTATAGCTGGTGGTTCTTTAAATAGAGCTTCTGGTATTTCTAATTCAATAGGCGGTGGAGCTTCAAACAGAATAATGAATGTTGACGGCTCCACAATTGCTGGCGGTAGAAATAATACCATTGATCAAGATTTTGGATTTATTGGTGGTGGTGATGCAAATAGAATAGAGAATTTTTCTGATTATGCTACTGTTGGTGGTGGACAATTTAATGAAATAGATGGTACTTATAGTGCAATTTTAGGTGGATATGAAAATCAAATTACTGGAGAATATGCCGTCATAGGAGGCGGTAATAAAAATGTTGCTGGATCAGATTATGATTTAGTAGGGGGCGGTTCAAGAAATTTTGCTACAGGTAAGTACACTTCAATAGTTGGTGGTCAAAATAATAATATAACTGGATTTTGGGGATCTATTGGAGGAGGATTTAATAATAAAATTACTGGAAATTATTCTAGTATTGATGGCGGTTCGTCAAACTTTATCACGGGCGTTGCTTCTGCAGTTGGCGGAGGACTCAACAATCAAGTAACTGGCGACTACTCAACTGTTGGCGCTGGCAGAATCAACTCTATCGTTGGCTCTAACGCAACAATTGCTGGAGGTTACTGGAATCGCGTATCTGGTGAGTCATCGGTTATCGGCGGTGGATCGCTTAACTTCTCGACAGGAATCGCAACCACAATTGCTGGCGGTACTGGCAATCAAGTGACTGGTAGCTACTCTGCTGTTGGCGGTGGTTCGTCAAACTTTATCACGGGCGTTGCTTCTGCAGTTGGCGGAGGATTAGACAACCAAGTCACTGGCGACTACTCAACTGTTGGCGCTGGCAGAATCAACTCCATCGTTGGCTCTAACGCAACAATTGCTGGAGGTTACTGGAATCGCGTATCTGGTGAGTCATCGGTTATCGGCGGTGGATCGCTTAACTTCTCGACAGGAATCGCAACCACAATTGCTGGCGGTACTG